ATTTCGGAAATTGATCCGTCACTAAAGAGGTGATCAGGTGCGTGAGTTTTTGCCGAACCTATCCAATCAGTCGCTTCTGCAACATCATCATTTTTAATATACTGCCTCCAGTATTCACCATCCTGTAGAACACCTACCTCGATGCCACGATCTTTGTGAATTCGATTCATTTCCATAGTTGCTGTAGCTAGATTGTGTGATGTGAACAGCACGGGACCTATTTCAGACAACTCTAAGTCAGGATCTAATTGATATACATCAAAATTAGTTGACGGTATATTGCTGTCACCTTGCGAAAAATTCTGGCAGAATTGATAGTAAAAAATTCATTTTGTCGCGCTCATTTCATTAAATTGTTGGGTTAGAATAACACTAAGAATTATACCAAACTGATACCTTTTTCTGGATCTGTTCGATAGAAAAATAGTTTGGTGCTAGGTATTGCTGTCTGTCCTCTACCATGCGTTCTTTTAAATCTTGCCCAATGGGTGATTGTATTGGGGAGCTGAAGAAGCTACTCATTTTTCTGTATCCACCCAAAATAACTTCATCAGTTAATTCACCGTTGTTTGTGATCTCAACGAAGTTACGTCCAAACTTAGATGCATAAAATGATTTGTTCTTGTTTACTTTAGCATGGACAGACTTGATAAAATCAGGTGGAACAAACCTTTCGCGACTTGCTGCCCTATCTAACGCAACGTCAAGATCGGTATTAATAAACACCATTCCAACATCATATCCAAAAGATTCTAGAATACCCATCCGCTGAAAAAGTGAACTGGGGCTATTACTAGTTCCGTCAATGTAGATCGGAAGTACACCATTGATGTAGTTTACGAGAGACGTCTGCGTCAGTTGCATTGCTTTATCGACATATTCATCAGCAGTTCCAGAAAACTGTGCTCCTGCAGTGTGCACCAGGTGTTCGTAGGCTTTGTCGGTATTCACTAACCGGGGCGCTACGCCACCAGATGTAATTTGTTTGGATACATAACTCTTGCCAGCCCCCGGGGAACCAGCAAAGAATACTGCTTTAAATATTCCTGTATCGTTGATCGATTCGGATAGGTAGTCTGAGAATTTCATTGGTTTGTTGGTGCGGTGAAATTATCACCTGGAATGAGGATGGCTGGTGATGAGAACCAAATCTCGTGAGAGCGCTTAGTTAAAGTCGGCAGCTCGGATATACTAATCAACTTGAACCCATTAGTTTCGGGGTTGAGATACTTGTCAAACTTTGCCATGAGGTTGTGTGTACTCAACCACTCAGCGAGCTCAGCCTTATTAGCTCGTACTCCAACAATTTCTAGGATAGAACTTATGTCGATTAGAGTCTCAAGGTACTCAGCGTGGTACCTAGCAGCTTTGTATGAACTGGTTGATATAGTTTTGGCGGTCGCGTCGATTATATCCCACGCCAAATTCTCTAGGTTTGTAATGGAGAAAGATTCCCACATGTCCCCTAGCGGTGCGACAGCAAGAGTTGTGCCATTGTGAGGTAGTGTGACAAACACTTGACGGCCATAATTTAACGCAACATATTCACTATTGGTACAGCACAGAGATTTGTCTCGCCTGGGATAGCTTGCCCACGATGGTAGAATATCCGACATCAGTACGGTGTGGTGATTGTGTTCATTTGTCGATGTTCTGGTACCAGTTTTTGGATCGACCGCATACGAATGATTCATCGATAGTTTAACAGCACGATATAACACTGCACCATTGCTCGCACACCGAACTGCGTCACCATATTCAGGCATGGCATTTTTAACTGCGTCCACGTGCGAACCTGGGAGGATTGTGACGGATGGGAGTGAGTTGACTGCCGACTCTGCTAGGTATTCTGAGAATTTCAGGGTCGACATTGCGACATTATCCTAAGAACGAGCGCAGAAATTTTTGCACTTCTGTGTTGAAGTATTTCTGGGCAGATTTATCCTCTTGGAGTGCTTCTGCTAGGGTCTGTACACGGCGACCAGAGATCGAATCTTCGAGTGCTTCCTTGATGGACATGGGAACAGCACCCATAGCACTTGGTGTTGCTACGATGTCTAAACATGAGACCACAAAATTGCGGACGCTCCCACCCTCAACAACATCACCCGTACCTCGAGAGGATACTCCAAGTTGTCCACCGCCTTCAATAATTGCAGCAGCAATTTGACCCATTGGAGTGCCAAGGATTTTAATGCGGCCGACCGCATCGTTGTCTCGCATCATTAGTTTCTCGAAGATGTGAGAAACATTTTTTAACTCAACACTGATCCGCGAATCTAGTGGATGATCCAATTCACCATAGCACTGCTTGTTGTTGATTGATTCTTGTAGAGTTGCGACTGCATTGGAGATTTCCTGTCTTGGGTAATTTCTACCATTGCGGTTTTTCATTTCAGACTGCATCACAATACCTTCTAGGTACCAGAATTTCTCTCCCTTGGCGTCCAGGACGGATTCGGATACGAATTGTGTTTGATCAGGAGTGTAAATCTCGCGTAAGAAGGTAGTATGCATTTTAGTGAACTCTTTATGTGTAGTATGGGGTATTTACTACGCTGGGTTGAGGTTTACACGAGGAGCCGTCGGATCGATAGTCACTCCAACAGTTTGAACAACGTCGGGTAGCCGAGCGGCCAGAACAGCTGCGATTGCAGCAGAGGGGTCCCCTTGACGAACAATGGTGTCTATTAAATCAGAGTATTGTTGTTTTACATTAGTATCCATGTGATTAGTATCCTTAGTGGGTGTGTAAAAAGTTATGCTGCATCTAATTCGATGCTGTCCGCCGGTGCTTCTGAATCGCCTGCTACTACTGAGTCAGGTGAGTATAGTTTTGTAATGAGTTGTGGATCATCCAACGCAATTCCACGCTCTTCACGCAACATGCGCTCATTTTCAATTATTTCATTCTGTGTCATTTGCAGATAACGCCTTGCTGCGAATCGTGGGGACAGGGTTGCTACAGTACTTGTCTGGCTTAGCAAGTTGAGTAGAGCAGCATCCTTCTCAGCTTGACGATAAGAGTCAAAGTTGCTAGGTTTAGGTAGTACAACCGAGAAGTAGTGGGGGTCGATCTTAATTCCAACACTCTTAACAAATGCTTTGAATTCTGCGTCGATGGTGATCTGGAGTGCAGTTTGCAATCGTTCGGTAAACTTAGCGAACCGTGCTTCTTGGATGAACGCAGCGCCAACCTTACCATCATTGGTAACTGTAGGGCCATTCGTACCATCTCTGGTCCAACTGACTGGAATTCTCAGGCCCTGAGCCAGTTTATCAGAGAAGTGGTTCAAGTCTGAGAGTTCACCCAGATTCGCACCGCCAGGCAGTACCTCAATCTTACTTCCTCTTCCGCCCTCTCCTGATGTCGCAAGGAAGAAATCTTCCATCATATCTTGAGGATCATACATATTGTCAATTCCTGAGTCGCTAGAATTGTTGACTGTCGGAATCTTCTTCTGACGCATCTCCAACTTAACCTGCTCCAGGTACGCTTTACGCCTTGGAGGTGGCATTTTACCAACATCGATATAAAACACACGTTTCTCCGGAGCTCGTTGAACACGGTAGATGATGATGGAGTCTTCGATCAGCTTTTTTTGTTGATATGCTCGATATACTGAATTGAGGATCGACAATCCAAAAGGTGCTGATTCACTCATTCCATTATTCAGAGTAAATCTCACCAATTTGCTCATGGGAGTAATTTCCAGGGTATTAGAGTTTACTCCCAGCGTCTTTGGTATTGTGCTTTTAAAGTTTTGATTTACCACGAGCCCAATTATGAGACTTGCGTTATTCTGATCGACGTATGCTCCTGATACATTCTTGATGGGAACATATTCCCAAGGGGAAAAGGTATCAACTTTGTTAAAGACAACGTCCCCATACTTGATCAGATGCCTGGCAATGTCAAATAGTTTGGCCTCCAACCCAATCATCTTACACCAACGGCGCAGAGCAGTATTCAGAGTGACTTGTCCAATTTCATCAACAACATCAGTCTCCAGCTCTATTGAGAGTGTTTCGCCATCGTTCTCATTGGTCATCTCTTCTGCGATGATATCAAGTGCTCTTGACACATCAACATCTGAATCCATTAGATCATACTCAGCATATCGACTCAAGCGATTACCTGATCCGGTTACAATGTTGTTGTACCAGCCTGTGACAGTACTCGTCGACATTGTATCGAAGGTAATGTTATCCTGGAGTTGGGTAGGAGTCGGTTCAATGTTTACTAACTTGAAGTACCCCGAAAACTTAGCGTTTTCATTCATATTTGGATTGATGTGCGTGAGATAGTAGAACTTATTTAGCTCTACTATTGTTGGGCGCAAAAACTATGAGGGAACATTGATTACTGGTTGGCTGTACATAGCAGTGGCGATGCGAAGATTAGACCCGTTTCGCATATACTCATTGGTCAACTTAGTCTGACTTTCAGATTCAGGTTTATTAATCATCAACTCTAGTAACTGTACTACTCGCGCTGTCAATTGTTCTATGGCCACAAGGCTTTGGTCCCTACTAGGCTCGTCGGGGGTTTTTGTACTAGTTGATGTTCCATCATTAGCACCAGGTAGGGTTTTTGCGGCGGATGTTAAACTGGAGATTGCGTCCGCTTTCTTGTCCGCTAATGCTGAGCTCATCAGCGGTTGGGATGGAGTTGCTATCTTACCTGGTTGGACATCAGTAGGGACATCACCCAACTTTGGGCTTGTTGGTGACTTAGTCCAATTTTGGTACAGACCATATGCCCCTCCCATACCCGCACCAACTGCTGCACCAACTGCAGTACCAGCTACTGGTACGAACGACCCTATTGTCGCACCAAGCGCTCCACCTTGCAAAGCGTACCCTGCTGTATCGAGGGCCGCACCAGTTTTGATATTTCCCTTTGCTGTTTCAGCTTTCGCTCTATCGTCCAAAAACTCACCACCAATATATGAGGCTATTCCAGCTAATGATAGTTTGGATC